ACTGATTAAGGTGGCTAAAGAAGCTATTGTTGATTCAGGAGACGATATCACGGCAGATAGATTAAAAAATGCAGCAGCCACAAAAAAGCTAGCTATATTTGATGCTTTTGAAATACTAAGTAGATTAGAAGCTGAGGAAGCTTTATTAAATGAAAAGCCTGTAGAAGTAAAAGAAGAAAAGTCTTTTAAAGGTTTTGCTGAAGGAAGATCTAAATAATGTATAAACAAACTTTATATGAAGTCTTAAAAGACTACGTTAAACCTAAAGTTCTTAATAGAATGAATAGGTATAAAAAATGGGAGTATGGTTATAATCCTGAACACGATTTAATAGTTATTAGTAAAACAGGTGAAGTAGGTGAAATATATAAGATACAAGATCTTATAATAGGTTTGCCTAAAGAAAAAGATGTTGTAGAATTTGAAGACGACAAATGGTCTTACACACAGTATCCTAAAGAACTAAGTTTAATTAAGTCCGTATTTGACTGGGAAGAATACCCTTTGGATTTTAAAGAAAAATGGTATGACTATATTGACAGAGAGTTTACAAGACGCGAAGAAGGTTTTTGGTTCATTAACAAAGGCATTCCTACTTATATTACTGGTACTAACTACATGTACTTGCAGTGGAGTAAGATTGATGTCGGGCAACCGGACTTTCGGGAATCAAACAGATTATTCTATATATTCTGGGAGGCTTGCAAATCTGACTATAGATCCTACGGAATGTGTTATCTTAAGAATAGAAGATCCGGCTTTTCGTTTATGGCAAGTGGGGAGACCGTTAACCAGGCAACAATATCTACAGATGCTAGATTTGGTATACTCTCAAAGTCTGGACCCGATGCAAAGAAAATGTTTACTGACAAAGTTGTCCCAATATCGGTCAACTATCCATTTTTCTTCAAACCGATACAGGATGGGATGGACAGGCCCAAGACGGAGCTTGCTTATAGAGTCCCAGCCTCCAAGTTTACCAGAAGAAAACTTGATTCAAATGAAAAACTACAGGAAATTACCGGTCTTGACACAACCATCGATTGGAAAAACACCGGTGACAACTCCTACGACGGGGAGAAGCTTAAACTCCTTGTCCACGATGAATCGGGCAAGTGGGAAAGGCCGACGAACATCCTCAACAACTGGCGAGTAACAAGAACTTGTTTACGATTAGGTTCTAGGGTTATAGGTAAATGCATGATGGGGTCAACCTCAAATTCTTTAGATAAAGGCGGGTCAAACTTTAAAAAACTTTACGATGATTCCAATGTTACACAAAGAAACGCCAATGGACAGACTCGCTCAGGACTCTATTCTTTGTTCATACCTATGGAGTGGAACTACGAAGGATACATTGATTCTTATGGCCTTCCTGTATTCGACACACCAAAAGAAAAAGTTGAAGATCCACACGGAACAGAAATAAAACAAGGTGTACTAAATTATTGGAATAATGAAGTAGAAGGATTAAAATCTGATCAAGATAGTTTAAATGAATTCTACAGGCAATTTCCAAGAACAACAAAGCATGCGTTTAGAGATGAATCTAAAATGTCTTTGTTTAACTTAACAAAAATATACGAGCAAATAGATTTTAATGAAGATCTTAAAAACTCAATCAAAGTAACTAAAGGAAGTTTTCAATGGGAAAACGGGCATCAAGATACTAAAGTAATATTTGTACCAAATAAAGACGGTAGATTTTTAGTTAGCTGGGTTCCTCCTGAGCAGTTACAAAATAAAAGATATATAAAAAATGGCACTAATTATCCTGGTAATGAGCATTGCGGAGCATTTGGTTGTGATCCATACGATATATCGGGCACTACAGATGGCAGAGGATCCAATGGATCTCTTCATGGGTTAACAAAGTTTTCAATGGAAGATGTGCCGCCTAATATGTTTTTTTTAGAATACATAGCTAGACCACAAACAGCTGAAATATTTTTTGAAGATGTACTTATGGCTTGCGTGTTTTACGGGATGCCAATACTGGCTGAGAATAATAAGCCTAGGTTATTGTACTATTTTAAACGAAGAGGCTACAGAGGTTATTCAATTAATAGGCCTGATAAAAAATATAACAAACTTTCTGTAACAGAAAGAGAGCTAGGTGGAATACCTAACTCAAGCGAAGACATTAAACAAGCACACGCCGCGGCTATAGAAACTTACATAAATGATTTTGTAGGTTTAAAAGAAACCGGTTATGGTGATGTGTATTTTCAAAGAACATTAGAAGATTGGGCTAAGTTTAATATCAATAACAGAACAAAGCATGATGCATCTATAAGTTCGGGGCTTGCTTTAATGGCTTGTAACAAACATAGATATGCTCCAAATGCGCCTAGACAAAAACCACAGGCAATAGATCTGGGTATTAAGAAGTACGATAATAAAGGTTCAACATCAAAAATAATAAGTTAAATGGGTATATATACTAACACCAATAGCGCTTTTCCTAGTCAAGTAGTTAGCGATGCAGAAAAAGCAAGCTGGGAATACGGAACGCAAGTTGGGCAGGCTATTGAATACGAATGGTTTGGTCAAGGGCGCACTAATGGTAATAGATACTTAACTAGTTGGAATCAATTTCACCAATTAAGATTATATGCTCGAGGGGAGCAATCAATACAGAAATACAAAGATGAATTGTCTATTAATGGTGATTTATCTTATTTAAATTTAGATTGGAAACCTGTACCAATTTTATCTAAGTTTGTAGATATTGTTGTTAATGGGATATCGGCTAAAGCTTACGATATTAAAGCTTATGCTCAAGATCCTCAATCAATAAAGAAAAGAACCAATTACGCTTCTATGCTTTATGAAGATATGGTATCTAAAGAATATTTAGATAGTCTTAAGCAAACGTTAGGAATTGATTTATATCAAACGCCTAATATTGATACTGTACCAGAGTCTAAAGATGAACTAGAATTGCATATGCAGCTAAGCTACAAACAGTCGGTTGAAATAGCAGAAGAAGAAGCTATAGCATCTGTACTTGCTCAAAACAAATTTGATCTTACTAGAAGAAGATTAAATATGGATTTGACTGTACTAGGTATGGCAGTAGCTAAAACTAGTTTTAATACAGCAGAAGGAATTACAGTTGATTATGTAGATCCTGCTTATGTTGTTTATTCTTATACGGAAGATCCAAACTTTGATGATGTATATTACGTAGGTGAAGTAAAGTCTATAACGATACCTGAGCTTAAAAAAGAGTTTCCGGACATTGGAGAAAAAGAACTTGAAAGAATACAATCAATGCCAGGTAACAGTCAGTACATAACGGGCTGGGGTAACTATGATGAAAACACAGTTCAAGTATTATACTTTGACTATAAGACATACCACAACCAAGTATTTAAAATAAAAGAAACGCCACAGGGATTAATGAAAGCTTTAGAAAAGCCTGATTCATTTAATCCACCAGAAAATGATAACTTTGAAAGAGTATCAAGATCTATTGAGGTGCTATATAATGGGGCTAAAGTGTTAGGCTCTAATGAAATGATAAAGTGGGAGCTAGCAAAGAACATGTCTAGACCTACCGCTGATACAACTAAAGTAGAAATGAACTATGCTTTATGTGCACCTAGAATGTACAAAGGGCGTATTGAATCTATTGTAAGTAAATGTATTGGCTTTGCTGATATGATTCAGTTAACACATTTAAAACTGCAACAAGTTCTATCTCGTATGGTACCAGATGGTGTTTACTTGGATATGGATGGACTTGCAGAAGTTGATTTAGGTAACGGAACTAACTACAATCCAGCGGAGGCATTAAATATGTATTTCCAAACAGGTTCTATAGTTGGTAGATCACTTACTCAAGATGGCGATATGAATGCCGGTAAAGTGCCTATTCAAGAACTTAACAGTTCATCTGGTCAAGCTAAGATATCTGCTCTTATACAAACGTATCAATATTATTTACAAATGATACGTGACGTAACCGGGCTTAATGAAGCAAGAGACGGCACGGCTATGGATAAAAACTCGCTTGTAGGGCTGCAAAAAATGGCCGCTAACGCATCTAATGTAGCAACTAGGCATATTAATCAGTCTAGCCTTTACATCACTCTTAAACTAGCTGAAAACATTGCGCTTAAAATAGCTGATGCATTAGAATTTCCACTAACTAGAAGTGCTCTACAAAATTCTATATCTACATTTAACATTAAAACTTTAGACGAGATAGTAAACTTAAATCTTCATGACTTTGGTATATTCTTAGAATTAGAACCAGACGATGAAGAGCAGGCACAACTAGAAAGCAATATACAAGTTGCATTGCAGCAAGGAGGTATTGACCTTGAAGATGCTATAGATATAAGAGGAATTAAAAATCTTAAGTTAGCTAATCAAATGCTTAAGATAAAGCGTAAAGCTAAAGCTAAACAGGATCAAGCTAATCAACAAGCTAATATTGCAGCTCAAGGACAGTCGCAAGCCGATACAGCAGAAAAAACAGCTATGGCAGAAGTTCAAAAACAAGAAGCTATAATGGGTGCAAATGTTCAATTTGAACAGTCTAAAAATCAAATGGAGATTCAACGCATGGAAATAGCATCTCAATTAAAAGCTCAAGAAATGCAAGCTAAGTTTCAATATGACATGCAGCTTAAGCAACTTGAAGTTCAAAACACACAACAAAAAGAAAATGCAATTGAAGATCGTAAAGATACTCGTAGCAAAATGGAAGCTTCACAACAAAGTGAGCTTATAAGTCAAAGGCAAAACGATAGTTTACCTATAGACTTTGAAAATCAACCCGAGCAGGGTATGCAGGCTTTCATGTAGAAAGTAAACAATTATTTAATTATATTTTATTATGTCAGAAGAAAAAACAAATGAACCTGTTAAGCAGGAAGGTGAGTTTAAAATTAAAAAGAAAACTCCTAAAAAATTAACAACACCAAGTGATGAGCCTATTAAAGTAAACATCAAAGAACCTTTGGTTGAAACGGCTCCGGAAATTACAAAGGTGGTAATACCAAAAGAAGATGCCATTCAAATCGGAGAAACAAAGGAAGTATCTGTGGAAGAACCATCCGGAGATAGCGCAGAGGTGGGAGAACCTGTACAAGAGTCCAACGAAACTACTGAAGGGTTTTCTGCAATCAAAGAAGTAACTGAAGAAGTTAAAGAAGTTAAAGCTCAAGTAGAAAAAGCGGTTCAAGATGAAAAAATTCTTGGTAAAGCTTTACCTGAAAATATTGAAAAGCTGGTTTCATTTATGGAAGAAACAGGTGGGACGATAGAGGA